GACAGCACTCTCTGTTTCGGCAGAGAGACTCTAGTCTTCTGCTGGGTCTTCGTTCCCGTGCAGTTGACTGGTGCCGTGCCAGGGGCCTTGTGTCCTGGGTGGCAGATCTCGCGGTCGCTTCCGCCGTGAGTTTTGCCATGGAGCACAGCACCCACGAGGTACTAGCCGCACCTCGTGTAGAGGCTGCCATGGAAGCCTCCCCCCTTCTGTCTGGTTAGCAGTGCCAGGTTGATGTGTCGGGCTGGTGTTGGGGTCCCCCCCCCGACCCAGGCCATGGAGTCCTAGATCTCCGACGCGTCGACTTTGGCTCTTGCGCCGACAGTCGTAGACGACAACGCACCGTTTACCTTGGGGTCCCTGGGACGTGGGCCCCCTTGGTGCATTCGGTGTGCCCTCACAACGAGATCGCTGCGTTGACATTGCGATCTCTCTCTCCATTGCCCCCCCCGGTGTTTGAGAACTTGGGGCGTGCCACGTCCGCGGAGTTTCGACTCTTGCGGCGGATCGCGTTCTCTTACGGCGGGTTTACGTGGAGTGACCTGCAGACCGCGCTGTCGTATTCAGGTGCATTGCAGCGTAGGTACCTTGAGGCAGAGAGGTCTTTGAGGGTAGATGGGCCAGTTACCAGTGCTGACTCCTACCTTAGACCTTTTCTGAAAGCTGAGAAGGGGTGTTTGGAGACGAAGGCTCCCAAGCCACGGTTGATCTTTCCCAGATCTCCGAGGTATAACCTTCGGCTCGCTTCTCGGCTGAAGCCTTTTGAGCATTGGTTGTGGGGTCATCTCACAGCTCAAAGGCTCTTCAAGGGGGGTGTAGGCAGGGTTGTGGCAAAGGGCCTGAATCCCCGACAACGCGCTAACTTAGTGGTGAAGAAGTTCAGAGCGCTGGAGTCGTGCGTGGTGTTTGAAGTTGACGGCAAGGCTTGGGAGGCCCATGTGGGACCTTCCCAGTTGAAAGCGGAGCACGCAGTGTATGAGGCTGCTTTTCCCAGGGATGGGGAATTGCGCCGGCTGCTGCGTGAGCAACTCGTCCTTCGGGGCAAGTTGCCGTGTGGAGCAAAGTTTTCGCGTGAGGGTGGTCGCGCAAGTGGAGACTTTAACACGGGCATGGGTAAC